CCCGTACAATCTATCAGACCCCCTCAGGAGGTGGGTAGTATATGTTAAATATACGTGTTCTTCCGTCGGGCCACGCTTTTCAGCGTGGTACAACTAGCCTCGTTAAAGATATGTTCTATGATGAACACGAGCCAGACGCCGCTAGGCGTTCTGACTTCTGGTTCGTCGCCTATTGTGACGTTATACGCCATATAGTCGATGGACTTCTTATCGAGGATGGATTCCAACCTCTAATGAAAGAGTTCGAGTTCGAGAGCGGTAGTTTACCGTTCGACATCCGAGAAATCACTGGGTCGATACCTAAAAAGGCGTCGGCTGAGCGATTTGTTGGGAATCCCACAAGTATCTGGGGTACACTAACGAACCTTGACAAGTTCTTTAAGAGTACCGATACTCGTGCGACGGCTACTCGTTCTGAGAACGGAGTAGAACATACAAATGTTGTCGGTGGAGCTATTCTGGCTCAGCTGCCAACATTGTATCCTTCCGAAAATGTTCTCGCTAGTTATTTCGGCGTGAACTACATGGCCTCTTCTGGCTATGTTGCTTCGGAGGTCGTATTTACCGGTGATTCCGTGTCCATACCCGAAGTAGATACGCCTTTTGATGGCCGTCTACGACAGGTTGGTCAGTCTCTAGGAGATACTCTCGTCTACACGGTTAATTCCGCTGGGCGTGAGTCATCCTGTGAGATAACTGATCTAAGAGTGTTAGCTCATGATGGTTTTGTGGCCATCTACTATACACTCTATGTTCACTGGAATCAGTCAAATCTCGGTTCTGGAGCGATAACACACTATAAAATAGAGTGTTCTCACAGATGGACGTATCAGTTTGGTGGTCTTGAACCATCGACTGAAGGCGCACATCCTAGTCGGAATAGTTACTTGCAAGAATATGATATGTTCGTGCAAGAAATCCTCCTCGACTGGTCCAGTGTTCCAAGTGAGTATCAATACCTCCGGGATTTTGTTAAACATTATCTCGGTGTGCATAGTACTCATTCCTTCCGTCCAGTTCTCTTTTTGAGTGATCTGGGCGGATCGGGGAGTAAAATCGTTGAGTCCATAAGCCATATGGCTAGGAATTTCAATGATCGTAATCTCTCGATGGATCATACTGCGTACGATTCCTTGTTTCCCGGGTACTTGCAAAAGTTTACCCGAGCTATCCAAGGAGACGCAGCAAACCTCGATCCGGCCATATACTACAGCACGATCGATGCTTACACTGGTTTTGCCAAAGTACTAAAGTCTGAAAATATCCAGACTCTGTACAAGCTGCCTGCTTTAGCGGGTATCTTCGGTAATATCGAGCCGATAGTCAAGATCTTTGAAAATCTTGCGGCACGTAAGTATCTAGAAGCGGGATTGTCGATGGTGGATGCTCTTAGCACTGCTAAGCTCCTCCACGACTATACCATCTCGCCGAACGTGAAACTCATCTCTGAGTTTGCTCGGGAGTATGACCAGATTGTAGAAAGACTTGGCAAAGAAGTGATGGGCGCCCGGACGCTATATGGGAAGTTCTCATATACGTTACCGGGGGATCCTTACGGATTCGGCCCTACGCGTCTCATTGCTAGGTCGAAGATTCGCGTGAATTTTTCACACTCGAATCTACTAACCATATGTCTAGGTGGCTACGCCCTTGGGCTGATGCCACGCCTGACAGCTTTTTGGGATATTATCCCATTTAGCTTCGTCGTTAATTGGTTTGCTGGAATTGGCAAGAGGCTAGATGACATTGACACTAATGTGTTCATGTTACTAGTTGATCACCTTTATGGTGTTCACTCTGTCAAAGTTTGGAGCCCTTTGAATGGCTCAAAACCCCAGGACCTTTATGACGACCCATCTTGGACGACACATTCTGATACGAAGGGATATGTCTATTACCGTAGAACGGTTTTAGACTATCTCCCGTATCCGAGGGAGTCAAAATATGACTTCCGTGCCGGCCAAGGGGTTCCAGACATGTCAAATGCTGGGGCCCTTCTCTGGTCGCTTATTCGATAATAGGCGGCTCTCGTCCTGCATCTGTTGAGATGCATTTTATCCATGTAGCTCGAAAGGAGCTCCCATGTCTACGACGTATGCCATTGATGGCCTACCCGCAGAATCCGCTGTTGGTGTCACTAGCATCTTGTATGATGCAGGTGATTTCGTCCTTCAGAACACTGATGTTACTGAGGGCGGTAATCACGTTGAGGCTAATTATATTTATCCTCAATCTGACAGCAACTATCCAGTCACGTGTCGAATCACTATTAATCGTGATCCACGCGCGAACGGAAACCGTGGCGTCACTCGGACATCTGTCCGTATCGGCGCCTGGCAGACGACAACTATCGATAGTGAACTACGCTTTGTAGATCCTATCGAGGCAGTCGTATCCGTTAATTCCCCTGGAAGGGGCATTGCTGCCCCTGGTGATGCATTGAAACTCATCACCGGGACGTACGGACTGCTGTTTACGTTAAGCGCCAATCCTGGTGCTCCGCAAACAGTAGTAATTAACAAATTGGCAAGTATGATCGCCAATGCGTTAACCGACGTGTAAGTTGATCTCCATCGCGAGTGTAAAAGCTCGCGAAGGTGACGTTCGGCTCTCCGCCGATCGTCAAGATCTACTGAGAGTGAGTGGCAGCGATAACTATGAGATGTTTTATCTTCTCTTAGGTTCGTACTGCTCGCTCTTGTCTGATAGTCCGTTAGAAGATGGCTTGAAGCCTGCTGGAACCATAAAAAGGTTTTTTGCTCAGCTTCTCTTAGACCCGATAAAGGTCATATCCACCTTCTCCAACCTTTCCGAAGAGATTCTTCATGGAGGAACTCTTTTCGGAACGGGGACCACAACTGGTCCTTTCATACCTGGCATGAAGGATACTCCTGTTTTTAAGGAGTATCTTGCTTGGCGTGAAACTGGTAACCACCAACTTCTGCAGTACCTACTTACTTTCTTGCGTTTTGCAAAAAAGATGAAGTGGGTAAACCCGGAGTTGGATGCCACCTCCTTTCGAGGATGGCTTTCGGTTGAACGGCGACTCGAAGACCTCGTGTTACCGGAGACTATTCATCTCAGGAACATTGTCCACGCGATTTTATCTCGCGACTCAGTGGCCAGCTTTCCACATCATAGTGGGGGCTCTACCGCTGATTTTGGAAGAGTGCTTAGCAAGAAGATGCGAAATCTATTGCCGCACCCTAGGCTACATCGAGCCTTCTTCTCCAACTTGCCCTTTAAGAGGGTAGTTGGTCAAGATTGGCCACATGAGCTATCGACTTTAGTCGATCCTACTCTGTGGCCTTCAGACATTAGTGGTGTTCCCCTCTCTACAGATATCTCCGAACTACGGTTCGTCCCCAAGACGATTCGTACTTCAAGGAGTATTTGTATGGAACCAGTTTCCTTCATGTATTTCCAGCAGTTTTACCGCCGGATACTTGAAAGGAAGATTGCTGCAGGTGTATGCGGTCGTTGGATAAACATCAACGATCAAACATATAACCAAGACGGATGCTATTTTGGATCCGTCTTTGGCTGTGTCGATACAATCGACCTGTCGTCAGCATCTGATTCCGTTAGCTTAGAACTCGTTAGGAAAATCTTTCCTCGCGAGGTGCTGTACTACTTGCTTGCTACTCGCACTTCAAAAGTGCGGGTACCAGATGGTAGTGTGGTACTCGTCAATAAATTCGCTCCAATGGGTAGTGCACTGTGTTTCCCAACACAATGTATTATCTTTTGTGCGATGACGATTCTTAGCTATGGACACCACTACAGTTCTACGTACGGTGTCGATCTTGATGATATTTTCGGGAGTCAATCCGCCTGCTTGCGTTTTATACGCAAGCATATTCGGAAGGATCGATTTTACGATCCTCGCTCTCGAAAGTATCAGGCACCGGGCGTATACGGCGATGACATTATCTGTGATAGTCATACCACGGATATACTCATCAATCTCCTCACGTCGTATGGCTTTTCGGTTAATACCGAGAAGTCATTCCTATCTAGTAGTGCTTTCCGTGAATCATGCGGGAAATACTACTGGTGCGGGTTCGACGTAACACCCCTTTCCTTCAAGCCGCTTGTTAAAAGTGGTCTTGACGCAAAGTTACTTCCATCTATTACTTCTCTAGCTAATTTAGCTGGAGATTTTAGATATATGAGCTTGCGCTCGTATATTATTAATAGATGCCTGCGTCTTGCAGGAGGTAGTAAGCTACCTATCAGATTTTCTTCGGATCGTAACAGTTCGTGCACCTTTTATAGCACGAATGTACGGAACGAGCATCTGAAATCTCGTTGGAATTCACAACTCCAGCGAGATGAAGTGCGGTCAGTCTCCGTGGGTTACTCACGCCGGAAGCATAGATTTTCTAATGCGACCGAGCTTGGGGCTTACGTGAGGTGGTGGAGATCCGCATCTTCCCGACGTATCGCACCATCTAGTGATGATGGTCGTCGTGAAGGTGATTCGTCACCCGCGAAGCTTGTCTGGGTTTGGACGCCAGACGAGCGCTAGGTAACAGTGGGAGAACCGTGAATAGCGGTGTGGAGAAATCCACCGACCAATCTTGGTCTGCAGGAG